ACTCTCGCCGATGATGGCGTAGAGGTCCTGGTCGCCGATGCCGGGCTGCTGAATCGTCCGGGCGAAGAGATCCTTGGTGCTCTTCGCGTCGCCGCCGGAGAGCGCACGGTCCCAATTCGTGAACTCCTGCTGCGCGACACCGGACCGCGCGACCGGCGTCAGGTCGTAAACCCCCGTCCAGGCCCCACGGATGCCCGTCGCAGGCGGCGCGGTCCCCTGTGGGGGCGTCGTCGTGCCAGGGGGCGTCGCGGGGCCCGGTGGGGCCGTGCCCGTCGTCGGCGCGGCCGGAGGCTGGCCGTACTGCGGATGTCCGGGCGGACGTCCCCACCGGTCCGGCTGCTGTCCGCGCGGGTCGGTCGGCGCGGCGGGCGCGGTCGGCGCCCCGATGTCGGCCAGCGACCCGGATCGGGCGGCCTGGCGAGCGGCTTGGCGTTCGGCGCGTGATTCGTCGTACGGCATGGCGCGTCTTTCAGCGCGGACGCGCGAGGTCGACGAGCGACCCCCGGCGAGTCGACGCGGCGAGTTGGTTCATGTTCTCGACGCTGACGGCTCGATACGGAGTCCGCCGCGTTTGTTCGGTGTCGAAGCGCGAGGCTTCAAGCTGCCGCTCGTAGTCGTAGCGTTGCTGCTCTTCTTTCCGCGCCTGGTCGTACTGCGCGCGGTTGTACGCCTGCGTCTCGTCGTAGCGGCGCTTGTCCTCGGCGGCTTGCTCCCGCTCGAAGTCGATTTCCTTATCAATCGCGCCGGCTTGCTGGTCGCCGGCTCGACGCGCGGCGCCCGCCTGCATCTTCGCGCCGACGACGCCGGTGCCGGCCGTGATGGCGCCGCCGATGAGAGAGGCCGCAATGATGCTGCTCGCCACCATGAATCACATCCTTCGCTGATACGCCCGCTCGACCGGCGTGAAGCCCGTCGCCGCGTAGAACCGTTCGACGTCGGGCGTCGGAGCGCCCATCGTCAACCACTGCGCCTTCTGCTCGATGGCCCACTGCTCGGCCTTGCGGAGCAGATAGAGCCCGACCCGACCCCGCATGGCGGGTTCGACCCACCAGGCCAGCTCCGCGACAACCTTGTCCCCCGAGAACGGATGGTCGAACGACGTCAGTACGATCATCCCGATCAGGTCCCCGGCGGACGCCTGCGCGACGAAGATGGTGCCCGTGTCGCTGTCAATGAGCTGATGCGCCAGCGCCGTCACCCGCTCGCGATTGATCGTCACGGCATCGCGGTAGGCCGTGGTGTCCACGAACCTGGTCGCCATTTCCACGATCTCGGGCACGTCCATTGCCACGGCGGGGCGCACGGTCATGGCGTCACCGTGATCGTGGCGGTCGAGCCGTCGGGATACTTCACCTTCAGGTCCGTGCCGTCTGCGTAGATGAGGAGTCGATCCGTAATCTCGTCTGGTTCGGTCGCCGTCGTCACCAGGGGCACCGACGTGTTGCCGGTCGTCAATTCCCGGATCACCGCGCCAAGATGGAAGAACCATTCATCCCAACGCCAGGCGAGATAGCTGCCACCGGGGCCGACGATGGCATCACGATTCGGATGTGGTCCCAGTCTCATCGGCCTGTCCCCACTTTCGCGTCGATGATCGCGCCCAGCACACGCCAGGGGATCGGGTCGGACATCACGACCTCGAACACGCGGCGCTTCGAGGAGCCGCACCGCTGCCAGGTCGACTCCGCGCTGTACTCCCCGATCCGGCCGGCTGAGCGAAAGCCGAACGTCCCCCAGGTCTTCCCGCCATCGTTCGAGTAGTTCAACTCGATCTGTGGGTCGACGCCGACGGTCGGCACCGTGCCACTGATGCCCAGGCCGGCTTCCGTGACGAGCGTGAAGCTCGAAAAGAAGATCCGCGCGTGGTCCTTCCAGAACAGGGGCCCGCGGCGCACGCGGCGAATGGCCGCGCCGTTCACGTCGGTGTTGACCGTCAGCGACGCCTGGTACAGCGACCCCTGCTCGCGATCCAGCCAGAGATGCCGACCCCAGAGATAGGCGTGCCACGTCGGCCGCCAGGCCGAATAGGTGGCCGTCGCGGCGACCCACGACCCGCGTTCGGTCCACGTCTGCGACGTCAGGTCATAGACCCAGGTCGCGTTCGCGGTCGGGAACGACAGCACGTAGAAGGTGTGCCCCAGCTCTTCGTAGGCGTCGGCAATCGCGTCATCGATGCGGCTGTAGCTCTGGATCGCGGTCCGCACGCCATGCGTCGACACGACCTCTGGCACCGTGCCCCGAAGCAACACGACGTCGCCTTCACCGTCCTGTGTCTTGGCGAGCCACATCGCCCAGTCGCCGATGCTGACCAGCGACTCGTTCGCGGCGATGCCCACCGCGAACCCACCGTTGGGTATCGGCGCGAACGGAAACGGCGAGGTCCCGGCGTTGTACCAAATCTCCGAGGATCGATCTCCGCAGAGCACGATCTGCCGGCGCATCGTGACGGCCGAGCGCCACGGGTCCGGCGCCATGTCGCGGAGCTGGAAACCAGGAAACGACGTCGCATCGAGCGCGGGTGAGGCATGGAGCGTCGAGGAGTCGCGATCTAGGGCCCAGATGAACCCGTCGAGCATCCCGACCTGATGGGCGGTCGGCGTTCCGGGCGCCGTCAGGGTGTTCGTGGACAGGTCGTAGTAGTAGTAGAGTCCCGCCGACGCAATCGCGAGCTGGTTGCCGCCGTCGCCGTTGCCGGTGATGCGGGCCGGTGAATTCTCGGCATCGGTCGCCACGGCGCCGCGCGCGGAGACGGCATAGTTCTCGAAAATCTCCAGCAACGTGGTCCCGACAATGGCGAAGAGCCGGTCGTTCTGCGCGAAGAGCGCCCGGGCGGGGCCCAGCGCGAATGCGCCGACAAGGGTCATGCCGGGCGTCGGATAAAGCACCCACGGAAAGGCTGCGCCCGCGGTGTCGATCTTCTCCAGGTAGAAGTTGATCGTCCGCTCGCCGGCCGCGACAGGGCTCAGCGACGTGTAGCTCGGACCGATGAACGCGGGGGCGAGCGGCATCAGGCGCCCGTGTGGACGTTGAAGCGGCTGCGCGTGCCGAATAACTTGGGAAAGCGCAGCTCGGTGGGCTTCCAATTCGCCTTCTGGACGTCGGCGAGTGACTTGACCGCGGTCCGCGTGACCGTCGGCGAGGGGATCACGCCAAACTCGTCCGCGACCTCCACGGCGAGGTTGTATCTGAACATCCTGCGATACCCGGGCGGAAACACCAGCTCGTGCACCAGATCGGCGTTCTCGAACTCGGCCAGGTGCTTGCGGGTGTAGACGACGAAATCCGGCGTCGCGCTGTCCGGCTGCGGATAGACGCTGATGGTGCCGTAGCCGGCGGCCGTAATGTCCTGGTTGTAGTACCAGCGCGTCGGGTAGGTCGACGAGAGGTCTTTGATCGCGATGCTCTGGTATTCGGCGCGCATCATCCCGGGCCCAAGCGGGATCTCGACCGGCTGATCGGCCCCGGGGTCGAGGATGATGCCGGCGGACTCGATGGCCTGCGGCCGCCAGCCGAGGTCCCAGGTCGCGCCGTCGCCGATGGTGTAGTCGGCGGTGTCGGCGGCCAGGTTGAACGTCCGGCGGATGATGGCGTAGAGCGCGAGCGGGTTCAGGTTCTGGGCGTCAATCCAGCCGTTCCAGGCTTCCAGGCACGCCGCTTCGTCATTGGCGTCGACGGTTTCACCCGCGCCAATGACCTCCAGCAGCCGCAAGCTCGACGCGATGAGTTCTCGGGCGGTCATGGACGGGCGACTCCTCTGCGCGCACGCGCGCCGGGTGCGTTAGCGCGACGTCCAGCAGGCGACGTTCAGGACCGCGTCGGACGTCTGACGGATAAACCGGGCCTGTTTCGCGTCTGCGATGCTCACGAAGGTGAGCGCATCGCCCGCGTTGACCGGCATCCCAATCGCCGCGGTCGGCGCGGTGCCGTCCTGGCGGTAGCGGACGTTGTTGGTTTCGACGCGCAACTGGCACGCCTGCATGTTGTCCAGGGTCGCGGCGGCAATCGCCACGGCCGCCGAGCTGACCGTGATCTGCTCGTAGGTGAACTGGCGCTGTTGCTGGCCTTCCACCTGTCCCGACCACATGAGCAGCACCGCGGCGATCACGAACATCGCCGGGATCACATAGAACGCACGCGACGGCGCGGGATAGGACGGGTTCATAGGACTCCTCGAAGGACGAGGCCCACGGGCGGTGACGGGCATTCCGTCACCGCCCCATGAGCGACGAAGCTACGTGATGACGGTGAGGTTGTTGGCTTCCACCAACCACTTGCCCGCAATCGCCCGCAGCGAGAACGACGCGCCGATGAAGGCCGGCATCGTGAACGTCGTGTGCAGACCAGTCGTGCCGTCGTGCGCCGTGATGGTTGTGACGACGTGTGCCGCATTGGTCAGCGAGTGGAACCGCACAATGAGCCCGTCCTGGGCGGTCGTGGGATCCGCCAGGGCGCTCGACGCGAGGGCCGTCGCCTTGGTGATGACGAAAATCGTGTCCTCGGTGGGCAGGGGAATCGTCCCGTTCTCACCGATGGTCACGATGTTCTTGGGGAACTTCGGCAGATACTTCGACACCGCCGGCAGGTCGGCGGCGAGGCCGAATGTGACGCGCGACAGGATGTCGTGCGCCTTCGCAACGGTGCCGTAGAAGCCACGCTGCTTGAGGCCAATGGCCGTGCCCGCGATCGTGTCGATGATCGCGAACTCGTCATTGATCTGGATGAACCCGCCAACCGTGGCGCCGGTCGCGGCGGTCACGTTGGCGACGAGCACGCTGGCCGAGAGGTCAGCGGAGAGTGTCGTAGCGGTGAGAGACATGGTCTGTTCGCTCCTTTCAAGTGAACAGGGTTACGAGCAGACGCGAACGGACATCTCGGGACGGACCGACTTGAACCCGTAGATGGTGTCCAGCCGCGCGGGCGACTGGTCGGTGAGGATCGAGTAGTCCTTCACGAACCGGATGGCGATGCCGACCGCCTTGTTGCTGATCCGCTCCGAGGCCCACACGCCCATCGGCTTTTCGAGGTCCGCCGTGACCATCGCGAAGGCGCCCTTGGTGAAGATGAGCCCCTGGCGCGTGGCCACGTTGGCGTAGCTGGACGCATGACCGAAGATGGTCACGGCGCCGTTGTCGGTGGGCGTGGCGCTGACGTTCTGCCACTGCCCGCTGAGCACGATGCTCGGCGAGATCGGGATCGTCATGTTGCCCGAGGAGTCCGACGCGGTGTCGGCCGTGACCACGAAGTCCATCAGGCGACCCGTTGACGCACGCGACTGGGGGTTGATGGAGTAGCAGCCGGCGAACTGCACGACGTCGCCCTTCTTGAGGCGGGTCGCGGCGGCAGACGTCCAGGCGTCGGTGACGACCGAGGAGCCCGAGGAGCTGGCGGACGTGGAGGTGTTGTTGACGAGCGGGGTGCCGCCGAGGGCGCCAACCGTGTGCGAGGGGCAATTCTGGTCCATGTACCAGGACTGCACGCCGAGCGCCTCACCACCGAACTGGCCTTCACGGAAGTTTTCCGCGAGCTGCGCCGTCGGCGTGAAGAGGCTCATGTGCCCGAGCATCAGGTTCTCGTGCATCTCGGGGGTGATACAGGCCACGCGCTTGCCGCTCACGGCTGCATCGAGCAGCTTGGTGACGGCCGCGGTGTAGGGCCTGGCGGCCGCCTGCGGCAGCGTGCCGGTCGAACCGGGGACCACGCCGGGCGTGCCGGTCGTGTAGTAGACGTCCTGGTACGAACGCGACAGGCCGTCGTAGTCGACGGTGTTCGCGATGGCCTCGCCAGCGGGATCAACGTACCGCTCGCGGTAGTCGTCGACCTGCATGGTGAGCGTGAACGTGTCGAACTCGATCCCGACGTTCGCCTGGTCGGTGATCGTGATCGGCACGAGGTTGTCGGTGACGGCCTGGGGCACAAAGCCTTGGCCCTTGTTCACGACATACCGCTGCGGCAGGCGGGCGTTGACGGTCGTGCCCACTTTGCAGCCGGCCTGCTTGAACTCCCCGTTGTACGACTTGTCGATTTGCCCCACGAACCGGAGGCTGTTGGTCAGGCGTTCGCCGACCTTCTTCAGCGTCCAGAGCGGGGTCTGCACTGTGTTCATGCGCGGACTCCCTGGGCCGACGTGCTAGTTGGTGTCCCAGCCCCCGGGTGGTGCATCGGGGTCCGTGTCACGCTCGCGCGCGGCCACTCGTCGCGACCCGTCCACCCTGGCTGCCGGTGGGGGAATCGCTTTCGTCACAGGAGCAGGCGGACGGAGCGAGCCAGCGGGTGCGCTCTCCACCTGAGCAATGAGCCGGCCGAGCGCCACTAGGGCGGATTGGGGTTGCAGACGCGAAATCCGTTCGACCTCTGGCAGATTCGCGGCGAAGTAAGCCAGTAACTCCCCTGGCTTGGACGTCTCGTGCAGGGCGTCCATCATCGGGTACGTCAGGGGCGCAGTGAGCAGCGGCTTCACGACCGCGTCAATGTTCTGGGCGAGGAAGTACATCAGCTCGCCCCCCTGCTCGTGGGTCGCAATCGCATCGTGGAGGAACGGCGTGTCCTCCGACTTGAACGCGCCGAGGCCCTTGATGACCTCGTCGAAATCCTCATGGGCCAGGCGCCCCGCGTCGATCCGGGTCGCGACACCGGCTTGGAAATCCTGGTGCTTGCGGTCGGCCAGCGCCTCTTCGGCACGCTGGAGCTCGCCGCGCTTCTGGTCTTCGGCCTTCTTCGTGGCCTGCGCGGCGATGTAGGCGTCGCGGTCGGCCAGGAACTCGTCGAAATCCTTGCCGGCGGTGTCGTAGGCGCCCCACGTCGGCATCTCGGCCGGAATCGCGCGCTCGCCGTCGGCCGGTGCCTTGGTGCGCGAGGCTTCGAGGTCGGCGATCTCCTTGCGGATGGCCTCTAGGCGGCGCTCTTCGTCGCCCCGTTCCCGGCGGGTCAGCTTCAGGCGCTCGACCTCCTCGGAGACGCGGGTCGCGAGCGGCTTGCTCTTCTTCTTTTCGGGTTCGGGTTCGGGCGCTTCGCCGGCCTTGCGGCGGGCATTTTCGGCGTTGACGGCCTCTTCGGCAGTCTGCGGACCGTCTTCGTCGCCCTCGAACTCGCGGGCGGGGGTCTTGGGATCGTCACTCAGCGAGCGACGCAAGCTCTCTTCGGTCGGCAGCTCGCGGGACGAGGAATCACCCGTCCAGTCGCCGACGGTGACGCTACGCTCGGGGGCGGGGGTGCCGGTGGACCCGTCGGACGAATCCCAGGCCGTGGCGTCGGGTGTCTGCTCGTCGGGGTCGACCGTAACGGGTTGGCTCATGCTCCCTCAAGGAAAGGTGAAGGGGCACAAACGAAAAAGGCCACCACGGTCGGCGGGAATCCTCTCCCTCCGAGCGCAATGGCCTTCGCAGTCCATGCCCCTTCGCTTTGTCAAACCCACACCGCCCCGCGAAGGAAGGGCATTCGGCCGTCGCCTACGTGTGAGTCAGTTTCGAGTCTGCCACGAGAACCCAAATGTGGCAAGACGTGTGCCGTGCGTTTTAACGAATGCCGCTCATCGCTTCTTTTTGGGCGCCGCCGGCTTCGGCGCGAGTTTCGCCTGCCGTTTGTCGCTTTCCTCGGCTGTCATCGCGGCCCGGGCGTCGCTTCTGGCGGCCATCTGGTCGCCCCGGTCGGCCTCGCGGCTCGCCAGCTTGTCGGCGCGGGCGTCAGAACTGGCGGCCATCTTCTCTTTCCGCTCGTCGGCGCCCACGGCCATCGTGTCTTTCCGCACGTCGCCGAACGCGGCCGCCTGGACGGCGCGCTCGTCCTTCTCGGCGGCCAGGTGTCCGGCGCGCGCATCCTTCCGGGCGCCCAGGCCGTCGGCCCGGATGTCCTTGCGGACCGCGGCGCCCTCGGCGCGCTCGTCGCCCTCGGCGGCGAACTGGGCGGTCAGCCGGGCCATCTGCTGTTGGAGCTGGGCCTTCAGCACTTCCATGCGCTCTTCGTGTTCGTGCTGCGCCTTCTGCTCGGCGGTCGCCATCGCGGCGTCGAAGCGCGCCAGCTCCTCGGTCGACGTGATCTTGGCGCGTTCGCGCTGGATGTCGGCCTGGGCCTTGGCCTGGGCGAGCCCGTGGGCGCCCTCGGCCGTGACCATCGCGAGCTGCATCTTCGTCTGGGACTCCAGTTGGGCGATCTGGAGCGACGCCTTCTGCTTGGCCTCGTTCGTCTGGACCGCCATGACCGCCTGCTGGAGCTGCATCTGCAATTCCTGCATCTGCATCTGCTGCTGGTTGATGATGGCCTGCGCCTCGGGCGGGAGATCGGTATTCTCGTCCTTGGGGATGTTCGGGTTCATCGCGCGGAAGCGTTCCGCGACCTTGCGCCCCATCGGGCCTTCCATGTTCTCGGCGTAGAGGTCGAGCACGCCGGCCGTCATCTCGGGCGGGGCGTGTTCGATGATCGTCTGGAGGAGCGCCAGGTTGTCTTCGCGCTGGGT